CAATAGAGTGCTCCGGTGAACGGTAACCGGACGTGATAACAAACGGAAAACCGCAAACCTCACGTAACTTGTCCAACTTGTGAACAAAGTAATCAGTGATCTCATTCTCGTCAGTCTCGCTACACTTGAACTCTGATCGCTTAAAATACTTGAATTTAGTCATTTAATTTGCTCCGCGATCAATTCACAATTTGGCTTCTCGTTCAACAAGCAATCGCGATATTCTACTGACAGCTTCAACCGTCTTTCTTCTTGTTCGATAACACCCTGACTATCGCCATTGCTCTTCATTCTTCCTACATTTTGTTGGTAGTACCCAACCCGCGCATAAGCCGAACTAACCCTGACCTCTTTGGTGAGGCTATCAATCTTGCTTGTGATGTCTGCGGCTTGCGCCTTTGTCACGAAGGTTGTGAACATGGCCCCATAAGCGGTGATTAATATCACAACCAAAGACACCAGAACCTTCAAACTCAAGGTAATCGGAGTATCAGCTCCCTTCGATATATCAAGCTTTTTCATATTGTCTGCTCCTTGCACTAGCCACCAATGAACTTCTCAAGACTGTAACTACTGGCGATCGGCCAATAGTCCATCATAACGGCATCCGCCAGGTTAGGGGATTTCGTCCCCTCTGGTGTTTTGTCAATAACCATCTTTAACTTAGCACCTTTTGATGCTGTTACCTGGCAAAGCTCTTTTTCCAACTTACGTATGTTTTTGATATTCGAATCGATACTGATTAGGGTGTCGGGGTCATACCGAGCACCCTCATTAACCGAGCGCCAGGTACGATAAAACCGATTACGTAATTCCCACCAGCCCTGTGCTTTCAAATTGGTATAGAAATCCTGGTTTAACGGACTATCCCGATCGCCTAGAATGACATGTTTGTCTGGGTACAGCACCTTGCCCCCGGCATTCCAGGGAATGAGCCGTACACCCACAGGCATCCGTCCCGCATCTATCAGGTTATTCACTTCACCCTTAACACCGGCACCCACACCAATGCAATCGTACTGTAATTCCACCTGCCCCCGGTTCGCTACGTTAGCAATTGCTCTTCGAGCGGTAACCGCCGGGTCACGTGCACCCCACTCGTCCAATGCCCTTAGAACAACGCCCTGGCGTTGGCTCTGTGCGTTAGTGTCGCCACCGGTGTCCGCTACATCTAAAGCCGACGACCAGTTACCGCTCTCAGGCAAGTTCAGTACAATGTGGGCGTCTATAGCGGCCTGTACCCATTGCTGGTCAATCAGTATGCCTTCAACCGAGGCCGCATAATTACGGTCAACCTCTTGCGCGAACACGTGAGACAACCCCTCGTCTTCGGCCCGGAGTCTGCGTTCCTCATACCACTCTTCGTCCTTAGCAGGGTGATCCCGCCAGTCCATCACGAACACTTGTGTACGCCCCGGTACTACCTTCCCATTCCAATCAACACCTGCCTCACGTTTGCGATGGAACACGTTACCCAAGCCATGCACAGACGACAAGTCAATAGGTACCCTGGTATTGTCAGACAATGCTGCCTCAATTTTTTCCGGGCGTTCGTAATGGGCGGATTCGTCTTTGAAGTAAACCAGTTTACGACCACCGCGACCAATGTTGTCCCCTCCCTCCCCGGTAATGGTTGAACCGTTTGCCGGGTTGATCATTTTCATAAACGTCATGTGGACTTTGGGTCTAAGACCCTCGGGATGGAACATGGGGGGCAACCCAGCAAGTAACATTCGCATCTTTTCGAAGATACTGTCCGGGTCACCTAGTTTGTCCACTAACTGTTCTTTGCGTGACCCCCAACCGACGGCAGCACCAGGCCAGAACAACCACAACCAGACAGAAAAGGCACTGCATACCCAGGTTGCCCCCATGTCACGTGACTTCTCTAGCAACCCTGGTTCCTCTGATTTGACACAAGCAAGTAAAAACATCACCAATTCGGCTTGGCGTTTAAACAAGATCAAAGGTATACGTGTAGGCTTGCCAGAACTGGCGTTACGAGGGTCATATGTGTCACAGCAGTGATTGATAAATTCAAGCGGATGCTCGTGGTAATAAGCAACCGCCCCTGGTATCAGTTCGGGACGTTCCCGTAACCGTAATACTTGACGCTGTCGCCAGGCTAACACCCCGACATAGTCAATAGGCCACTTATCTGTCGTTGAGGGTGTCTGCATAAGCCTCAGCTGCTTGTTGTGGGGTCATATCGGTACTAATAAGTCGTATAGGCCCACCTCCGGGGCCGTGAACTTCTTGAACCTCCTTGAAAGCGTTAACGTCCACATGTTTACCCAGCATTTCCAATGCCCGCATTTTATCCGGCCACTTGATTTTCTTCAGCAACCCCTCGCACACACGTTCATCGCCACGACCGGCAAAGATTTCCTCAACATCAAACGCACTAATAAACTGACGCCATATTGCTGGCCACTCCATCGGGGGTCTAACATAACCCTCGTCGGTAAGAATGTCACAAATATCCATTTGATCCACTTCAACCAGGCGACGCAAAACATACGCGGCATCAACCCCGAATTTTTTCTCGATGGCCTTAGTTTTAACCTCTACTAATTCGGCGATCCGTGTCTTCACCCGTTTACGTCTAAACAACTCACACGCACGAACTGCGTTAGTCGCACAAGGTTTACTACGATTGTGCGGGAACCCGCGCAAATAAGCCTCGGTTTGTGTCAAGCCATTAAGGACGTATTCTTGGCACACTGTTTCCCAGCGCTCGTTGTGTAACACCGCCATTTACATCACACTACCCTTTCGAACCGTGACTCGGAAGTGGGAAGTATAACGGTAGTATACAAAAAATTACAATTATCAATTGTACGGACACCAGGGCGCCCAGGGGTGCGATAAAGGGATATAACTAAGGGTGTTAGGGGTACCAGGGGGCTGGAGCGCCCCCTGGAGGCGTACAGGGGTTACTGCTCTCTAGCGCGGGCCAACATCCACCGGCCCGATAATACCGTTAACTCATCAGCTGCCGTAGGGTTGGACTCCTCCACTTCCTCAACCGCATTCCAAAAGGCCTCTTCCCCTGGTCCGTCAGGGGTTACGTTGTTGCTCGCAAACAGGTTGCTAATCTGTACATTGATTTCGTCGACCGTGTAACCGTTTGAACCGTGCCCATGTACCATTATTGTTTCTCCCCTACCTTATCAATTTCCCAAACCATTTTAACATACAGTGCTCGGTTGATTGACCAGTCGTGAACTTCGTGGTCTTTGAAAGCTAACATGTGCTTAGAAGTTGCGAAAATCATGTTGCTATGTGTATCCTGCCAGGCATCGGAAACCTGATCGGTCTGTGAAGTCTGGCGGGGATGGTGTGTGGTGATGTTGGTAACCCGTTTGCTGGGCGGGAGCCCGTAAGAACGCATCATGGCCTGTTTTTCCCGGGCCGTCCATTGACGTACAGTGTACCCCAACGCCTTAATAGCCTTTTTCGATACGGCCGGCTTGCAACCACACCTGGAACGGCGTCCGGCGTCCTTAAGCGCCTTGTGTGCCTCCTGGTAGGTAACGCCACAGGCTATGGCAATGGCAATAACGGTACAGTCCTGCCGTTCATTCATACTGGCGCCAATATTATTGATACGCCGGTACACCTTGTTCGGTTTTTTGTAGGCAATTTTACCCATTAGTATTCTCCCAATGACGTGTTGCAATAAGGTCCGCCAATACTTCCCGGCGGGTAGTGTACATGTCCTGTGCGGCGGCCTCACAAATATGGCCTACGGTACCGTCAGCAAAACTGGTTTTTACGTGTCCAAGGAGGTCGCTCCTGGTGAACCCGTTGTCTACCAAAGCCTGTTCATACTGCGCCTCGGTAAAATCACCCGGCAACGTAACACCCTTCAAACATTTCGGACATGTGTGCATGGGGTGATCTTCGGGGTCCTCGTGCATGTCAACAATCTGACACGGGAACGGCCATTCAGTTTTAGTAGACTTACCCATTACAGTCTCCTTTCCCGACGTTTCAAAATGTCCACGTTGGTAACAATAACCCGGACTTCCCGTTTGGTAATTTCCCGTTGGAACCTTGTTTGGGTTCCCCTGGTGTGAACACCGCGGGCCGTACGAAATTCTAAAAGTTCCTGTCTAGTCATTACATTTGCTCCCCGTTTTCTATCAAAAAACCACCAACCCGGTCCGCCTGAATTTGTGCTTGGACCAAATCGGTTTCGTGAAAATTAATGGCCTGGTACTTGTTTGATACAAAGTGGTAAGATCCACCAATACTGCTTCCCAGGTACTTGTCAGCGTTGTAAGGGGTTGTGATTAAAATGATGTAAAACATTGCTTGCTCCTTGTTGATGTGTATATTAAACCATCAATTGTATTATATTACAAGTCTTATTCGAACTTATTTTACCAGGCACAAAAAAACCCCGGTACAGGACCGGGGTTAAAAGACATTAAATGATGAACTATTCAGACCACTGTGCTTCCGCTGCTTTCAGTAACTCTTTTTTAATTTCAATGTAGCGATCAAAATGCAACCCGTTAGGTACTTTATCAGACACAACCAACCTACCAAGCTGATTGATATGAGACTCCCAGATACCCATGTGATATTCAAGACTCTCTTTAGCTTTCTTTGCCATACTTGCATGTACTTTGTCAACTACGTTCATTTCGTTCTCCTGTGGTGTACATATAGTAAACCATCAACTTGATGACATGTCAACATTTATTTTTCACAATTAAACGATCACGCGCTTTTACTGCGGCCTGCCAGGCACCATCGGCGCCCCAAGCACTACCAGTTTTGACCACCTTGCCGTTAAGTGACAAGGTGTAGGGGTAACGCCTGGCACCAGGGCAGTAACTCTTACGGACAGCATCCGCTTTACCTATGTGGATTGTAAATTGTTGCTCTTTCATTCATCTCCTCCTTTTATTGTGCAATGTCTCACGTAAAACATTAAGGTTACCAAAACGATCCCGAATAGGTCTGTACCAGAATTTGGACCGGCGTATATCACCCGATTCCTTACCAAGTGCCAGGTTATCTATTCCCACACAGTCGTCGTATCTTTCGGCAATTTCTATAATGTCTTGGGGCACAGCCTGGTTCGGTAGGGAACCACCACCACCAAACCCACTGCATTCACGTACCGTATCATAAGTGAACTGGTTACAGCTACGACCAGGGTGCTTGCTTGTGTTGATTCTATGGTATGGCATTTAGTGCCTCCAATTCGGCTTCCGCCTCGATTGCCTGGTTCAAAAACTTTTCTGAAAACACCGGGTGAAACGAATACTGCTCCGCCATTGCCAGGTTACGTTCAATCTTTTCTTCCAGCCGTTTAACCACCAACTCGTATGGTTTTGAACCTAACATAGTGTACTCCTAGTAAATGATATTCGAATTCAAGGGGTACACGGGATCATTACCACCTAATACATAATTGATGTGTGACCGCCAAGCTTCGGCAAACGTTGTATGATCAAGCCAATCTAACGTTGCCAAGGTAGGAATCACCATCGGGTCCGGATTGAGGTCCATGGGGGTGTCTTGCATAACTGGTGTTTTGAATTGATGTTTCATTTTGATACTCCTATATGGTACGTTGTACTTTACTACAAGTACCAGGAGGTTGTCAAATGAATGTTTTTAAGTGTCCGGCCCGGTCAATCTAGTAACCGCCTCCATTTCGTTTACAGGTCCGTTCGGGCTACGTGCGGGGTCTGCTACACCACGTTAAGCTCTACTTTTGCTACCCTATCGGCGTCCCTTGTTCCTACTAATGGCGGCGTATCCCTAACCCTTATATCGTGGGCTCGGGG